GATTGGTCACTGGTATGCGAACCGTGAAGCGGCAGCGCAGAACCTGACGGAAATGCCGCTGGGCGTTGAGGCACTTCTGATGCGCCACCGGAGGTGGCACTGATGGCCTGTTCAGGATGTGCCGCCCGCCGTGAGTGGCTTAGAAACTGGATGAAAATCGCCTATGAACGAGCAACAGGTAAACGAACTGCTGAAAGCGCTGGAGTCCCAGACAAAGGCGCAGAAAGACCAGACCGCCGCGATAAACCGCCTGGCGGAATCCAATGAAGCCCTGGCTGCCGTGATTTACCAGTCGATGGTCTCTGATGTGGACGACGACGGGTTACCACCGCAGACCTATCTGAGCGGTAAACCCAGGGGTTAAACATGCAGGCAGGCAAACTGAACAAGCGCGTGAAGCTACAGAAGCCTGTGAAAATGCAGAGTCCGGCCACCGGCGCGGTGGTTAATGGCTGGGCTGATGTTGCTGAACTCTGGGCTAACGTTACAGATCTTTCCGCGCGCGATTTTGTGGCCGCGCAGGCGGGGCAAAATGAGATCACGACCCGGATCACCATCCGCTGGCGTGAAGATGTCACCGATAAACACCGTATTCTTTACCGCGGACGAGTCTACGACATTCAGGGTGTGCTGGAAGACGATAAAAGTGGTCTGGAATATTTAACGCTTCCATGCTCCCGTGGGGTTAATGATGGCTGATGGCATTGATGTTCAGATCACCGGCATTGAGTCGCTGAAGCAGAAACTCAACGAGGTGAATGACGACCTGAAGCGAAAGGGCGGGCGCGCTGCGCTGCGCAAAGCAGGCAACGTTATTGTGAACCAGATTAAGGCGAACGCCCTGCGTCTGGACGATCCGAAAACGGCGCGCAGTATTGCAGATAATGCGGCGCAGCGCTGGAATGGAAGGCTGTTTAAGCAAACCGGCAACCTCGGCTTTCGGATTGGTATTCTGCAGGGGGCGAGACTCAAAAAGGATCCCAGCCTGGCCGCAGATGCACCCACACCACACTGGCGTCTGCTGGAGTTTGGTACGGAAAAAATGACACCGAAACCCCTTGTTCGCGCAGCGGCAACCTCCCGCACTCAGGAGGTGATCGCCACGTTCGCCACCGAGTATGAAAAAAGCATTGACCGGGCGCTGCGACGAGCGCGCCGAAAAGGAGGCGGATCGTGATTGCTCCCCTGTTTTCTGTGTGCGTGGCCAGTCCGGCAGTGCGGGCGCTGATTGGCGATTCGCCCGTGCGGCTTTACCCGTTCGGACAGCAGGACGATAACGTGATTTATCCCTATGTCGTCTGGCAGAACGTGAACGGCGCACCTGAGAACTATCTCGGCCAGCGCCCGGATGCAGATACCTGGTCACTGCAGGTTGATGCCTGGGCGGATACCCCGGATGAGGTGATTGCTGTGGCCGCCGCGCTGCGTGATGCCATTGAACCCCACGCTCATATAACCCGCTGGGGCGGGCAGGAACGAGACCCCGAAACAAAGCGCTATCGCTATTCCTTCGATGTTGACTGGATAGTGAAGCGATAACCCTCAATACACCGGCCCGGCGCCGGTTTTTTTATGCACGGAGAAAACCATGTCTGTACTGACGCAAGGCACTCAGTTTTTTGTGCTCGCCCAGGGCGCGGTAAGTGAAATCGAATGCATCACCAGTTTTTCACCGGGTGGCAACCCGGCGGATCAGATTGAAGACACCTGCCTTTCTGAGCGAAACAGCCGCACCTATAAGGTCGGTCTGCGTACGCCCGGCCAGGCGACGGTGGGTCTGAACGCTGACCCGGAAAACGCCAGCCATATTATGCTGCACAACCTGGCGAACTCGGACGACCACGAAGAACTGACGTTTGCGGTGGGCTGGTCTGACGGCACTGCATCTCCGACGGCAGCCGCCCAGGGTGCAGCAGGTTCAGTGGATGGCCTGACGCTACCGGAAAGCCGCACCTGGTTTATTTTTCGCGGCTATGTCTCTGACTTCCCGTTTGACTTCTCCGCCAATACGGTGGTGACCACTTCAGCAACCATCCAGCGTTCAGGCGGATCGGTCTGGGTACCTAAGGCGGGTGATTAATGAAACTGACTCTCGATGCACTTAAACAGGCCGGGGCATTCACCGGCCGCCCGGTAGAAAAGCAGATCACCTGGCGCCAGGGCGAGGAGGAGTTCAGCGCTACTGTCTTTGTTCGCCCGCTGGGCTATCACTCGGCGATGACGGATGTGATGGCGGCAAACGGGCGCGTGGATGGCGTGGCAGGACGGATCGCCGCGTCCGTCTGCGATGAGAACGGGAAACCGGTATTCACCCCGGCGGACATTACCGGCGAGGCGGACCCGGAACGCGGTGCGCTGGATGGTGCGCTCACTATCGCTCTGCTGTTAGCCATCCAGGAGGTTAACGATCTGGGAAAGATGAACTCAGCGCCGACGATGAATTCTGGTGCGAACTCGTCCTGAATGGTATAGGCGGGCATACCATCGTCCAGGCTCAGGAAGTTCTCAGTTTCCGGGAATTTCAGATATGGGTGAAATACCGTGAGCGTTACGGGAGCCTCAATCCGATGCTTCGCACGGAATGGGCTGGCGGGATGATCTCCAGCACTATCGCCAACGTGAACCGTGGTAAAGACGCACCGCCTTTCAGCGTCACTGATTTCACCCTTCACTTTACCAAAACAACGGCCACCACAGACCCCGTCACGCTTGATGAGGCTAAGCGGACCTGGTTTTAAACACTCACGGAGACGGTATGGCAGCCAGATCACTTGGAACCCTGACTATTGACCTGATTGCCAATATCGGGGGCTTCGCGGCGGGCCTTAACCGGGCGGAGCGGCAGTCTCAAAAATGGCGCCGTCAGGTACAGGAGGATGTCCGTCTTGCCGGTGCCGCACTGGGGTCGATGGCAACCATCGCGGCCGCAGCAGCGGTATCTGCAGGCGTGGCAGGTATTAACCTGTTAAAAACCACATCAAAGCAGATCGCTGAAACTGACAGGCTCGCCAAATCCCTGCGTATGTCCACACAGGACTTACTGGCCTGGCAGTTCGCCTCCCAGAAAGCTGGCGTGTCAGGCGAACAAATGGCCGACATCTTCAAGGATATCGGCGACAAGATTGGTGATGCGGTTCTTAACCAGTCGGGTGAGGCCGTCGATGCGCTGAATGCTCTCGGCCTGTCAGCGAAGAAGTTGTCCACGGAAACGCCCGACCGACAACTGCTGGCAATCGCCGGGGCGCTGGAAAAGGTAGGTACTAACGCCGAAAAGATCACCATACTCGAAAGCCTGGGCAACGACCTCTCAAAACTGTTGCCGCTTTTCGATAACAACAGCCAGAAGCTTCAGCAGTTTCTTAAGCTGTCACGGCAATACGGCGTAGCGCCGGATCCCCAGTCCATTGATGATCTGGTCAAAGTAAACTCACTTTTTGAGGATATGGAGACCCAGGCGCAGGGATTAAAACTCGAAATAGCAACAGGTCTGGCGCGTGTAGATCTTTCACCCTTACAGGCCGGACTGAGTGATTTGCGGGCAGTATTCACCGATCCTAAAGTCCTGCAGGGACTGGCAGATATGGTAGGAGGAATTGCTTCCCTTGTCGGCTGGCTGGGCAAAGCCGCGTCATCGCTGGGTAGCCTTATTGATAATTATCAGGGCGGGCAAAAATTATCCGCGAACGCCTCGTTGTTTGAAGTTGAACGGCGGATCAGAAACCTTGAAGCCGATCTGAATGACGAAGGTTTCCTGGCGGGTGTTAATCGCCTCGGCATGGATACGGAAGGGAAGCAGAAGGAGCTGAACGAACTACTGGCGCAGCGTACGCGCCTAAAGTCGATTGCTGCAGCGGCGCCGGTTATTTCCTCCGCAACATCTCCTGTTACCGCCTCAGGTAATTACACCCTCGCACCAGGCGAGTCCAACGGAAAAGTGACCCCTGACACGGGTGCCAAAAAGCTGGAAAGCGCCTTCAAATCCATGGAGCTGGGCTACCTGCGCCAGATTGCACTGATCGACACCACCGGCCAGAAAACAGCAGAGGTGACCGAGCAGCAGAAACTTCAGTTTGATCTGGCGGAGGGAAAGCTTACCGATATTAACGACGCCCAAAAAGTCCGGCTGCAGCAGCTGGCTCAGGAAGTGGACCGTCTGAATCAGCTTAAAAAAGCCAATGAAGAAAACGCGAAAGTTGCGGCGTTCATCGCAGGCCTGCAGGCGCAGAACGATAATGCCCGCGCGGATTTGAGCGTGGATATTCAGGGGGCCGGAATCGGCAATAAACAGCGTGAACGGCTCAGGGAACGACTGGGTATCGAGCGAGACTATCTCGACCAGCAGCGGGAGCTTCAAAAGCAGTATCAGGCTGGTGATATCAGCCTGACGGTTTATGAACGGGAAACGCAGGCTTTAAAGGATGCGCAGGCTGAAAGGCTGGAAATCCAGGAGGATTACTACAAACAAATTGATGCGCTACAGGCTGACTGGATAACCGGTGCGCGGGACGGCCTTGCCGACTGGGTTGATGATTCCACGAACTATGCAGCGCTGGCGGCCGACGCCATGCAAAGCGCGCTATCAGGTATCAGCAGCAACATCGTTGACATGCTCAACGGCAACAAAGCGAGCTGGAAAGACTGGGGCATCAGTGTCATGAAAGTCATTGAACAGGTAATGGTGAACATGATGATCGCCAACGCGGCCAGTTCCATCGGTTCGCTGTTTGGCGGCGCTGCCTCGTCTTCCGCAGGCAGCGGCACCGCGCTTCAGTCATACGGGGCAAATCTGCAGTTCAACGCCAAAGGTGGTGTTTACTCTTCAGCAGATCTGAGCCAGTACAGTAATTCTGTCGTGAGTTCCCCCACAATGTTTGCGTTTGCCAAAGGTGCCGGACTGATGGGGGAGGCAGGGCCGGAAGCCATCATGCCGCTTACCCGCGCTGCCGATGGTTCCCTGGGCGTACGCGCTGTCGGAAACGGCGGCATTACGCCGGGCGGCGGTGGAGCGCCGCAGGTCAATATCCATATTGATGGCAACGGCAACACCCAGACGCAGGCGAGCGGGGGTTATGAGCAGTTCGGGCGTGAAGTGGGCAACTTTGTCGATCGGCGTTATCGCGAGCTGATTGGCCGTGATATGTCACCGGGTGGCGCGCTCTGGAATCTGGCAAAAGGAGGTCGCTGATGGCTCTTGAAATGTTCAGCTGGTGTCCACGAATCGATGCGGAACAGGAGGTAAATTTTCGCCGTCGTACCGCGCAGTTTGGTGACGGTTACCAGCAGGTGTCCGGGGACGGGATTAATCCGCGATCGCAAAAGTGGAATCTTCAGTTCACCGGTACCGAAGCGTACATCGGGGCGATTAAAGCCTTTCTCGACCGCCATCAGGGGGTGAAAGCATTTCAGTGGCACCCGCCACTTGAGTCAATGGGGTTATATCGTTGCGACACCTACACTCCGACTTCGCTGGGCGCCGGACTCTTCAACCTTTCCGCAACTTTTGAGCAGGCTTATAAACCATGAGCTTAAACAGTGATTACCAGAAACTTGAGCCGGGCAATGAGGTCCGGCTTTTTTCTGTAGATGGCACGGCGTTCGGTACCGGAGAAGTGCTGCGTTTCCACAGCTACAACGTTCCGCATACAGAAGCAGAGATTGTGATCGCTGGTGGTGATGAATCGAAACTACCCGCCAAAAGCATCTGGTGGCAGGGGCAGGAATACAAAGCATGGCCGTGCCAGATTGACGGGGTCGAAGCGTCAACCAGCGGCAGCAGCGCACAACCGAAATTATCGGTCGCTAACCTGGACGGCTCTGTCACCGCACTATGCCTGGCGTATGACGACCTGCTTCAGGCTAAAGTGACGATTCACGACACACTGGCCCATTACCTTGATGCACGTAATTTCGCCGGAGGAAACCCGGCGGCAGACGCCACTCAGGAAAAGCTACAGGTCTGGTATATCGACGCAAAAACGTCTGAAACAAACGAAGTGGTGGAGTTCGCGTTATCCAGCCCGATGGATCTGCAGGGCCTGATGATACCGACACGCCAGCTCCATTCTCTTTGCACCTGGTGCATTCGTAATAAATACCGTACTGGTGATGGTTGCGATTACGCCGGGTCCCGCTATTTCGATAAAAACAACAATCCGGTCAGTGATCCTTCTCTGGACGAATGCAACGGCACTCTTTCTGCCTGCAAACTTCGGTTCGGTGAAAATAACGAACTCTCATTCGGCGGTTTCCCGGGCACCTCATTGATCAGGAGTTAACATGCGTAAAAAGACTGTCACGGCCATCATGGCGCACGCTGCGGAAGAGTATCCGCGCGAGTGCTGCGGCGTGGTAGCGCAGAAGAGCAGGGTAGAGCGATATTTTCCCTGCCGTAATCTGGCCACGGTTCCAGAGGACAATTTTGTCCTTTGCCCGGAAGACTACGCCACTGCCGAAGAATGGGGACCGGTGACCGCCATCGTTCACAGCCACCCCGATGCAACCACCCAGCCTAGCGAAACGGATAAGGCACAGTGTGATCTCAACGGGCTACCCTGGCACATCGTCAGCTGGCCGGAAGGTGACTTACGTACCATCTTACCGCGGGGAGAGATCCCCCTCATCGAGCGGCCTTTCGTCCTGGGCGTGTACGATTGCTGGGGGCTGGTGATGAGCTATTTCCGGCAGATGCACGGCATCGAGCTGCATGACTACAGGGTGAATTATCCCTGGTGGGAGGACGAGTACACGGATAACTTCTACCAGGAACGCTGGTATGAATGCGGGTTCCGTGAGTTCGACGGACCACCGCAGCCTGGTGATATGGTGATCATGCAGGTTCAGGCTAATAAGTGGAATCACGCAGGCATTCTGCTGGAAGGCAATATGCTTCTGCACCATCTGTACGGGCATCTGAGCCAGCGTGTGCCCTATGGAGGTTACTGGCAGGACAGAACGATGAAGGTTCTACGTTATAAGTCTCTATGTTAATCTTTCTAAAAATGATTCAAGGGACTAGCTAATGAAAAAAATCATCATTCCAATATTTGTTTTTGGTTTAATTGGCTGCTCGACTGAACCTGTTCCACCTGAAAATGCTAAAGACGTGCAAGCATCATCGCAATTTTTGGAAAAATCAAACACTACTGGCGTTACCATTATTCGTGATAAGGGATATGTCGCTAGTGGTTGTGCCATTACCTCTTACATTAATGGGGTTCGGCTAGCGGAACTTGAACCTGGAGAAAAGGTAACGGCTTTTCTCCCAGCAGGGCAGGTTAACGTTGGGGCAGGTTTCGCAGGCCGCGGCTTGTGCAGCGGACCTCCAAAGAAAGAGCGTGAATTTATAATCAAGGAGAATTCTCCTCGCGTGTTGAGAATTTTTACTGACCAAAGCGGTAACGTAGATATTTTGCCGACGACGATAAATTAAAGGTTTAAACCTTTAATAAGCCTCCATTTGGGGGCTTTTTTTATTTTTGGAGTAAGACATGCAGGAAATCATGGCACGAATAGAGCTTGGTGGCGTTTTGGGTAAAACCTTCGGGAAAGTTCATCATCGCTTGATCAGTACCACACATGAAGCAACCCGCGCACTGGCCGCTACTATCAAGGGATTTGAACAATACATGATTTCAAGCCAGCGTCGCGGATTAACGTATGCTGTATTCAGAGGGAAGACGAACATAGGAGAGAAAGACCTCAGCTACCCAATTAAGGAAGATGTAATCCGTATCGTTCCGGTTATCATCGGCAGCAAAAAAGCTGGTGTTTTTCAGACGATACTTGGCGCTGTTCTAGTTGTGACGGGTGTAGTGTTGAGCTTTACTCCCCTCGCAGCTGCATCACCATATCTAATTTCTGCAGGTGTAAGCATGGTCGCCGGTGGCGTAATTCAGATGCTGTCCCCTCAGCCTTCCGGTTTAGCCAGTAAGCAGGATGCCGATAACCGGGCCTCATATGCGTTCGGCGGCGTAACGAACACCGCAGCGCAGGGTTATCCGGTTCCCCTGCTTTACGGACGTCGGCGCATCGGTGGCGCGATCATCTCCGCAGGCATTTACGTCGAAGATCAGCAGTAACAATAATCCTTTCATTCAGGCCACCTCCGGGTGGCTTTTTTTATGGGCGCAATATGGTAAACGCAACCGCTATCAGGGGCCGCAAAGGCGGTGGCTCTAAATCACGCACACCCACCGAACAACCCGATGATCTCCAGTCTGTAGCGAAGGCCAAAATTCTGATAGCTCTGGGTGAGGGAGAGTTCTCCGGCCAGCTCACCGGTAAAAATATTTATCTGGATGGTACAGCGCTGGAGAACGCAGACGGATCGCCAAACTTTAGCGGGGTGGTGTGGGAGTTTCGCCCGGGTAACCAGGCACAGAGCTATATCCAGGGGATACCGGGTACAGAAAACGAAATCACCGTCGGTACCGAAGTATCAAGTGCCACCGCCTGGACGCGCACGTTTACCAGTGCCCAGCTCTCGGCTGTTCGTCTTCGCCTGAAATGGCCCTCGCTGTTTAAACAGGAGAACGACGGCGATCTGGTCGGTAACTCTGTTAACTATGCGATTGACCTGCAGACCGACGGCGGAGCCTGGCAGACGGTGCTGAATACCAGCGTGACCGGTAAAACCACATCCGGCTATGAGCGCAGCCACCGTATCGATCTGCCTCAGGCTGGCACCAGCTGGACTATTCGCCTGCGCAAGCTGACAGATGATGCTAACAGCGCGAAGATCGGCGACACGATGACCCTTCAGAGCTTCACCGAGGTGATCGACGCCAAACTGCGCTACCCCAACACAGCCCTGCTGTATATCGAATTCGATTCAAGCCAGTTTAACGGCTCTATCCCGCAGATCTCCTGTGAGCCGCGCGGGCGTGTGATCCGCGTACCTGACACCTACAACCCGGAAACCCGCACCTACACCGGCACTTGGACTGGTGCGTTTAAGTGGGCGTGGACTGACAACCCGGCGTGGATTTTTTACGACCTGGTTGTATCCGACCGGTTCGGCCTGGGCCACCGGCTCACGGCGGCGAATATCGACAAATGGATGCTGTACCAGGTGGCCCAGTATTGCGATCAGCCGGTACCGGACGGGAAGGGCGGCAGCGGTACCGAGCCGCGGTACATCTGCAACGTATACATTCAGGGCCGGAACGACGCCTATACCGTTCTTCGTGACTTTGCGGCCATATTCCGGGGCATGACGTACTGGGGCGGCGATCAGATCGTGGCCCTGGCAGATATGCCCCGGGATGTGGATTACAGCTACACCCGTGCCAACGTCATTGAAGGCCGATTTACCTACGCCAGCAGCACCACGAAAACGCGCTATACCACAGCGCTGGTGTCCTGGTCCGATCCCGCTAACGCCTACGCTGACGCGATGGAACCTGTGTTTGAGCAGGCGCTGGTGGCGCGCTACGGATTCAATCAGCTGGAAATGACGGCCATAGGCTGCACCCGGCAGTCAGAGGCGAACCGTAAAGGGCGCTGGGGCATTCTCACCAACAACAAGGATCGCATCGTATCGTTTGATGTTGGTCTGGATGGCAACATACCTCAGCCCGGTTACATCATCGCCGTCGCTGATGAAATGCTGTCAGGGAAGGTCACTGGCGGGCGAATCAGCGCGGTGAATGGCCGGGTAATCACACTGGACCGCGCACCGGATGCCGCTGCAGGGAATCGCCTGATTCTGAACCTGCCCTCCGGGGCATCCCAGAGCCGTACCATTCAGGCGGTAAACGGCAAGGCCGTAACGGTCAGCACGGCATACAGCGAAACGCCGCAGGCCGAAAGCGTCTGGGTAGTGGAATCTGACGAACTCTACGCCCAGCAGTACCGGGTTATAAGCGTCAAAGATAATAACGATGGCACATTCTCGATTGCCGGAGCATGGCATGATCCAGACAAGTATGCCCGCATTGATACTGGCGCCATCATTGACCAGCGTCCGGTAAGCATGATCCCTCCCGGTAACCAGTTTGCTCCGGGAAACATTGTCATCAGCTCCTACTCGATGGTGAATCAGGGAATCAGCATCGAAACCATGCGCGCCAGCTGGGACCCGGCACCGAACGCCATTGCCTATGAGGCTCAGTGGCGCCGCAATGACGGGAACTGGGTAAACGTACCGCGCAGCTCCACCACCTCGTTTGAGGTGGCTGCCATTTATGCCGGTCGCTATCTGGTGCGCGTCCGGGCCATCAATGCAGCTGAGATTTCCTCGAGCTGGGCCACATCGCTGGAAGTCACATTAACAGGTAAAACAGGGGCGCCACCAGTACCCGTTAACTTTCGGACCACGCCATTACTATGGGGTGTACAGCTGGACTGGGATTTTCCTGCAAATACAGCGGATACCCTGCAGACGGAGATTCAGTATTCCACGGATGCAGCTGGCACGAATGCGATGTTGCTTACGGATGTGCCTTATCCGCAACACATGTATCAGCAGCTGGGCCTGAAAGCCGGGGTGGGGTTCTGGTACCGTGCGCGCCTTATCGACCGTACCGGTAACCAGTCGGCCTGGACTGACTTCATTCAGGGCAGCAGCAGCTCGGTTGCAGCTGATTACCTGGTGGATATCGACAACCAGATCAAACAGACAGACGCGTATAAGGAACTCACCGCGGATATCGCCGATCTCAGCGACGATATTCAGTCAGCACGCGACGACATCAGCAAAGTTACGACAGAGTCGGCGGCAACCAAAGCAGGCCTGGCACAGGAGGTCACGGACCGTAAGAAAGCCATCACCGACGAGGCAACGGCGCGCGCCCAGGCGCTGCTGACCGAGAAGAACGCGCGCGTCGCGGATATCAGCAACGTCAATCAGACGATCCAGACCACCACCGAGTCACTGGCGCAGCAGATTGGGCAGATTTCTGCTGGCACCGGCTCGCAGTTCGACCCGGCAAAAATCTGGTACTTCGATTCGACAGTTGAGGGCTGGACCGGGAACGGGACCCCGACCATCGTTGACGGCTGGATACGCCCGGCGAACCATGCCACCGATCCGTGGGTGCAGTCTCCCGGTTCACTGGGTGTTAACTCTTCGTCCTATCGCTTCGTTAAATTGCGCATCAGGAAGTTCGGGGCACCGGGCTGGGCTGGGCAGCTGCGGTGGCGGGGCACCGGTGGCTTCAACGACACCAATATGGTCACCGTCGCCGAGCCTGCTTATGACGCGAACGGGATCGCCACGCTGGAGTTCGACAATATCCCCTGGCTGACTGAAGCCACGATGAATCAGTTCAGGCTGGATCTGTCCACTAAGCAGGATGCGACGAACTACTTCCTGATTGACTGGGTGGCGCTCGGACGGCCTACGCCCGGTGCAGGGATGGCGGCCCTTCAGGCAGAAACGACAGCCCGTGTCCAGGGCGACCAGGCGGAAGCCACAGCGCGCGAGACGCTGGCGGCGCAGATCCGGGGCGGTTATACCGGTGATGATCCGTCGAAGCTGGCCTCGGGCTTGCTCTACACCGAACGCCAGGCGCGCATCACGGCGCAGGAAGCGGAAGTGACAGCCCGGACGGCGCTGGAAGCGACCGTTAACGCCAACAAAGCCAGCGTGACGCAGGAACTGGCAACGCTGACGACTGAGCAGGAGGCGCAGGCCACCACGTTGTCAGGCCTGCAGACCACCGTCGGGAAAAATACCGGCGATATCACGCGCATCGATAAAGCCGTCGCTGATAACAACAAGGCTCAGACTACCGCGCTGGCTGCGGTTAAGGCGACAACTGACAAGAACACGGCTGACATCAGCACGGAAACCACGGCCCGTACGGATGGTGACTCCGCGCTGGGGCGTCGTATCGACAGCCTGAAAGTGGATGTGGACGGTAATACTGCCAGCCGCGACGCCGGTATTGTCGGTAGTGTCAGTAACGCGCTCGCCAACTTCTTTGCATTTTCGGATCAGCGCGTCACGTTTGCCGTTGGCGAAACAAAAACGATGGCTGAAATCACAGAAGCCAAGAAGACCGCCGCGGATGCAACCAGCGCTGTGGCCGAACAGGTCACGACGCTTAAGGCCACGGTTGAGCAAAACGGCCAGACCAACGCGGCCGCCATTACGCGCATTGATAAAGCCGTTACGGATCTGGAGAGCGCCACGGCGACCAGCATTCAGCAGGTGACGGCGTCGATTGGGCAAACCAACGCTAACGTCCAGACGACCAGCCAGGCGGTTGCTGACATCAACGGCAAGCTCTCGGCCCAGTGGGGCGTTAAAGTCCAGGTGGAGGCGAACGGTGTTAAACGCATCGCGGGTATCCAGCTGGGCATTGACGGCACAGGGGCCTCAAACTTCCTGATTTCTGCCGATACGTTCGCGGTGTATAACCCGACGACGAACGGGCAGGAGCTGGTGTTTGCGGCGACCGGCGGGCAGATGTTCATGCGTTCGGTGTTCATCCAGGACGGTTCTATCGACAACGGCAAGATCGGGAATTACATCCAGTCCAGCAACTGGGACGGGACCGGCAATGTCGGCTGGCATATCAATAAATCCGGGTATGCCACGTTCAACGGCGTGACCGTTCGCGGGACGATCTATGCCACTGACGGGAGCTTTAAAGGCAGGGTTGAAGCGACCAGTGGAAGCTTTAAGGGCACGGTTGAAGCGACAAACTTCATTGGTGATGTGGCTAACGTTGGTGTGTCTTCAGATACTTACGTTTCAGGCGGAGGTGTGGCAACCAATACCATAACTTTCACTGACTCTTCCTCATCATCACTGAATAAGTCAGCTCTGCTTGAGGCGATGATTA